GCTTGGTTAGCAGATCATATTACTAAAGCAGAAACATACATCGAGCAAGCTAACGACGGTTTCTATTTTGAAGACGAAGAAGACGGTGAAGAAGATACCGTATATACTTCAGAAGAAGAGCCAGAGCATAACGACGATATGAGCTTATCCAATATGATGGAAAAAGCATCTAAAAAAAAAGTAGATAGTTTTGGCTATACAAAAAATGGCTCAGCAGCTGGTCCATTTAGAGGTGCACAAGGTCCAATTATCAATAACAATTTAGAAGAGAAAAAACCTTCTGCAGGATTAACAAAGAAACAAAAGAGCAATATCGAAAAGAAAGCTCATAAAGGTAAAAATTTTGGTCATGGTGGATTTGATAAATTAGCAAAAAAAGCGGCTAAAGAATACGGATCTAAAGAAGCTGGAAAAAGAGTAGCCGCAGCAGCAATGTGGAAAGGCATTCATCGCAAATAAAAAATAATATTATGAACTTAGACAAATTAAAAGGACATGTTCCTGATAGCGTTATCGATCAAATTCCAGGAATTCAAGAAAAATTTGAAATCAACACTCCATTAAGATTAGCTCATTTCTTGGCTCAATGCGGTCATGAATCAGGTGGATTCAAATTAGTACAAGAAAATTTAAACTACGGCGCTAAAGGATTAATGGGTATATTTAAAAAGTATTTTCCAGACGAAAAAACTGCATTAGTATACGAAAGAAAACCAGAAAAAATTGCTAATAAAGTGTACGGTGGTAGAATGGGTAACGGAGCTGAAGCAACTGGAGATGGTTGGAAATTTCACGGCCGTGGATTCATTCAATTAACTGGACACGATAACTATAAATTATTCGCTGAATCAATCGGTGAAGATACTGTGGCAAATCCTGACTTAGTTGCAACTAAATATCCTTTGGCATCTGCGGCTTGGTTCTTCCACAAAAATGGTTTACATAAATTGGCTGACGCTGGAGCTACTGATGCTGCAGTTACTTCAATTACAAAAAGAGTAAACGGCGGAACTATTGGATTAGAAGACAGAATCAAACATTTCAAAGAGTATATAGCTTTATTGGGTTAATCTTATGATGATAGATAACAACAACATATTAAAAATATTATTGGAAGCAGACGCTGATCCTAATGATCCCCAAAAGCAACCTAACGAAAAACCAACGAAACCCCATGGATTTGAAGAAGATCCTATGGGATTCATTATACGTAAGTATCATGGACTAGCAAGAATTTTGGTTGAATTAATGAGCTCAGACTTCAAACAATATTTGACTGCAATATTTGTTGTTGCTCCAAAACCTACTACTTTTAAGATCGTTTTACACAACGGTCAATTTTTCTTTATTACGTATATGGGCAAAGGCTTCTACGAAGCCAATATTTCAGGTAAAAGATATTACATGAATAATATTGGTACTAAAGAAAGAGCGATGCAACAAATAGCTAGATTACTTAAGTTCGGTAGCCCGTTAAAAACCAAAGGTCCTGAAGGTGCTGAACAAGGTACTAGAGTAGACGATGGTACAGGAAATTCTCCTGATAGTGGATTAGCTAATGGAGGTGGTGGAGGCGGAGGCGCTGCTGCAGCAGGTGGAGAAGAAGGCGGAGAAGAGGGTACAGAAGAAACCGGCGGTGAAGAGGGCGGTGGAGAAGAAAGTTTGAAGGAAGTAGCGCTTGTTAAGAGTTTGTTAAAATTCAAAAATATTGGCCAAAATTTCATAAACGCACTGGTTAAAGAGGTATATTTGCCTTCTAACCAAAAAATAAAAGTTATGAAAACACAGCCATTACAAGAGGCAAAAGCATTGGACTTAAGATCTGCAATGAACGCAGCTATGCAAGCTGCAGGATTAAACGGAAAGCTTAAATCGGGCCCTCCTCAATTAAGATACCAATTAGGAACGGACCCAATGAAGTCTATTACTAGTGTTGCAGACAAATTAATCGGAAAGGGAAACTACACTGTTAAAGACGTACCAATGGGTACAGCGGATTCAGCGTCAGGAAGCTACCCAACTATCAAATTAACGGTAACTAAGCCTACTCAGAACTACAAAAAGGGCGAGTTTGTATTGATCGTGAATCAGACAGGTCAAGAAAAAAAGAGCGTAACTGCTAAAGCGTTAACTCCAGTAAATTTGGGTATTGCAGGAGAGTACAAAGACTTAAATAGCTTGGTAAGAGCGGCAACAAACGCAGTTAGTAAGGATAAAACTTTAGGCCCAATACTTAAAGGACTTATATCAGATACTGCTAAAAATACTCCAACATCAAAATCGGGATTGTCTAAATTCAGAAGCGGTAAAACAAACGTTCCATTATCAAAAAACACTACGGCCCTATTAAATAAGATCTCTAAAGAGGACAAAAATACAATCGGTAAAGATTTTGGAGAAGTGTTGGGAGCAATATTCTTGGGCAAAATGGTAGGTATCAAAAAAGGCCTAGTTTTCCCTAAAGGAAACGAACCATTGGTTGACTTTTACATCGATGGATACAAAATATCTTCTAAATACGAGAAAGGCGCCAGCGCTTCTTTGACAGATTTGCTTAAATCTATTAAGGTCGATCAAATCAAAGGAGACAAGAATCAATACGCGTTGTATAAAGCGTTACTACCAATGCTTAACGAGACTAGTCCTAACGCGTTCTTAAAGATTGCATCGTCTTTTTCAAAGGACATGCCTGCTATAAACACATTGGCAAGCGCCATAGGTGTAGATAAAAGTGAATTAACCGACGAGGTAATAAACAACTATTTGATCAAATTATTCGATAAGAATAAAGCTAAAACCGAAAAGCAAAAAGACGCTGTATTCTTCAAAAAGTTTGGTCCATTATTTGCCCAAATGAAAAGAAGTCCTGGTAAAGGCGGAGCTACTCCTCACGTTGAATGGGACACTATTAAAAAGAAGGGAGGCAAATATTACGGAGCCATTACTTCTCCATTGTCTTACTACGTTGCAGATCAAATGAACACAAAGCCTAAATTTGTTCAAGCTTTGAAGGAAATCATTTCAAAGACTGGAGTTAAGCAAATGTACTTGACCTTCGATTTAAAGGAAGGTGGTATGGGTTTCGATATCAGATCATTCAACGATCCAAACGCTACATTCAAATTCGACATTCCTAGTTTAAGCACACTAAATCCAACCAGTAGTAAGTTAGGATTCACATTAGCAAAATAATTCAATACACATAAAAGATAAATTTAGCCCGGTCAAAAAACCGGGTTATATTTGTTTTAAACAAGTTATACATGTCAAAGAATCCCACCTATAGAACAATCAATACCGCAACGGGAGATACAATTCATTTAGTAGAAATACCTGGAGAAAATCCAAAACCTCACTCAATATACGGACCGTCTTGGATATACGCAGATGGCACTCAAGAATATTATATTTACGGTTTAAGGTACAATTCCGAAAGTTCTTGGGAGAAGGCCGTTAGTTATTATAGGAAGACAAAAAAGGCTCTAAAAGAAGATTAAAAGCATTCGCATATTTATAATAAATTAATTTTTTATGAAACAAACCATTATTACAGTAATAGTAGTAGCCATTATTTCATTCTTGGCATTTAATTATTTCACACCGGTAAAACACTTTGATACTAAGCCTTACGAAGCTAAAATTGATTCTTTACAAACAGAAATTGATTCGGTAGAAAACGAAAATATCATATTAAATAACGAACAATTGGGTCTTGAAAATACTAATCAATCTCTTTTAGCACAAACTCAAGGATTAAAAAATAAAATCCAAAGTTTAAGAGAGGATAATTCACACGTAAAAATTGTAGACGCTTTTACTCATAATCAAGTAGATAGTTTCTTCAAATCAAGATACGCAAACTTATACATACAACCAGCAATAGATACGACAGTATTACCTTTACCGGTTGCAAAAGCTGCGGCTACTGATATTTTAGAATTAGACAAAACAAAAATAGTATTAGCTAATGCCGACAGTTTAATTAATGTACAATCTCAATTAATTAATGGCAAAGATCAAGTAATTACTGTTTTAAAAACTAAAGAAACTAATTATCAATCTGTTATTAGTCTTCAACTTAAACAACAAGACAATTACAAAGCTCAAATAATTGGTCTTAAAGACGATGTTAAAAAATCTTCAAGATTAGTTAAAAACCAAAAAATCAAATCATTTATTTTGGGAGCAGCAGTAATTGGATTGGCTGTTACACACAAATAATATGGCAGCTGAAGGTATAAACATACAGGAAAAAATTAAAGAGGAATACATAAAATGTGCTTCTGATCCTGTGTACTTTATGAAGAAGTATTACATGATTCAGCATCCTCAAAGAGGTCGACAAATGTTCGATCTCTATCCTTTTCAAGAGAAAGTTTTAAAATTATTCCAAAAACATCCTGATTCTGTTATCAATAAATCAAGACAGTTAGGTATCTCTACATTAGTATCAGCTTATTCTTTATGGTTGATGATGTTTCAACGAGATAAGAACGTACTTGTAATCGCAACCAAGCAAGATACTGCAAAGAACATGGTTACAAAAGTACGATTCGCTTACGATAATTTACCAGATTGGATGCGTAAAATCGCAAAATCTGTTTCTAATAATCAACTTAGTCTTAGATTAAGCAATGGTTCTCAAATTAAAGCGGTATCTGCGGCTGGTGATGCTGGTCGTTCTGAAGCCGTAACACTATTAGTAATAGATGAGGCCGCATTCATTGACAATATCGAAACAATTTACACCGCTGCTAAGATGACCTTGGCAACCGGGGGAGGTTGCATAGCTTTATCTACTCCAAACGGTGTGGGTAACTGGTTTCACAGTACTTATACTAAAGCACAAAAACAAGAAAACGGTTTCTTACCTATATCATTACCTTGGACGGTACACCCTGAAAGAGATATTGAATGGAGAAAGCAACAAGACATCGATCTTGGCGTAAGAATGGCCGCACAAGAGTGCGATTGCGACTTTGCAACCTCAGGTAATACGGTAATCGAACCAGATATTTTGAATTGGTATCAAGAAAATAGCATTAAAGAGCCAGTTAATAGAGAGGGACTCGATAGAGCTCTATGGGTTTGGGAATATCCAGATCCTATGAGATACTACATGGTAGTTGCCGACGTTGCCAGAGGAGACGGAATGGACTATTCCACTTATCATGTAATTGATGTGGATACTTTAACTCAAGTTGCAGAATATAAAGCTCAAATTGACACTAGATATTTTGCTAACGAACTAGTTTCTATAGCCACCAAATATAATAGAGCATTATTAGTAATAGAAAATGCTAATATTGGATGGGACGTAATTCAATCTGTATTAGAAAGTGGATACAATAACCTCCACTATAGTCACAGAGCTGATAATAGCGCTGATTTCCAGACTTATTTAACCGTACATAATGGTAACAACTCCCTGGTACCAGGCTTTACCATGGCGACTAAAATAAGACTGAATGTTATCGAAAAAATGCGTGATTTCATAGAAAATAAGCAAGTAACTTTCAGATCCATAAGACTATTGGACGAATTGAGAGTATTTATATGGAAGAATGGTAAGCAACAGGCGATGCAGGGCTATAATGATGACTTAGTAATGGCTTTTGCGATCGCAATGTTCTTAAGAGAGACTTCGGTGAGATACAAAAAGGCTGCAGATAGTCTAACTGTATCCGTTATGAATAATATAGGTAAGAGTTCTTCGGATATGGGATTCTATAATTCAAATGCTACGAATGCTCAAAATCCTTGGAATATGAAAGTAGCAGCACCGGGAGGAGATTACACACAAGATCTAACCTGGTTATTAGGATAGACTAAAAAAATATTATGGCAGAAGTAAAAAAAGACAATCTATTCGCATCGCTTAGAAGACTATTCTCTACCGATGTGATTATCAGAAACACCGGAACCAAAGGTGGCGGTATTCAAGTAATGGATACTGATAATATTCAAGCGAATGGTGTTATTCAAACTAACTCCTTAATCGATAGATTCCACAAAGTATACACTACGTCTACTGCTTATGGCGTTAATTTAAACTTAGCACAGAACTATCAATCAGCGCGTGTAATGATATACGCTGATTACGATGCAATGGATACAGACGCTATTATTTCATCTGCTTTAGATATTATTGCTGACGAATGTACTTTAAAGGACGAGAACGGAATACTTTTACATATCACTTCAGCAGACGAAAACATACAAAACTTACTAGAGCAATTATTTTACTCAGTATTAAATATAGAATTTAATCTTTGGGGTTGGGTTAGAAACATGTGTAAGTACGGAGACTTCTATTTAAAAATGGAAATTTCTGAAAATTTTGGAATTTACAACGTAGTTCCATTTTCTGCTTACAATATCGTTAGACAAGAAGGTTTTAACCCACATAATCCAAACGAAGTTAGATTCAAATTCGATCCTAATGCTGCATTAGGTTCTACAACAGGATACACATCAGCTTACAACAATCAAGATCCAGGAATTTGGTTTGACAACTACGAAATGGCTCACTTTAGATTCACTGGAGACGTTAACTACTTACCTTACGGTAAATCATATTTGGAAAATGCAAGAAAATTGTTTAAGCAATACACTTTGATCGAAGACGCAATGCTTATTCATAGAATTGTAAGAGCTCCAGATAAAAGAGCTTATTATGTTAACGTAGGAGCAATTCCTCCAGCAGAAGTTGAGAACTATGTTCAAAGAATGATGAATAAAATGAAGAAGACTCCATTAGTGGATCCTTCTACAGGTGAATATAACATGAAGTACAACGTACAAAATATGTTAGAAGACTATTTTATTCCTTTCAGAGGTAACGGTGACACTACTAGAATTGATACAATACCTGGATTGACTTATAATGGTATCGAAGACGTACAGTATTTTAGAGAAAAAGTATTTGCTGCGTTAAAGATTCC